GCCTGAGGGCTTCCGCGCCAATGGCGCCGAGGCTCAGCTGTTTCGTGGTGTCCTGGCGGCCCTGCCGGCAACGGGTAGCGGCACGATCCACACGATCGAGATCCAGCACGTCGGCTCCGCCTATGGCGACGGCGGCATCGGGGCAGTGCTCCGGGAAACTGCTGGCGATCAGTTCACGGCCCTGCTACGGGAGGCGCGATGACCTGGAAGGTGAAGTTCACCGGGGGGAATTACGCCGCCGCCGCCCGCAGTGCGTCTGAGGCGGCAGCAAAGGCCACAGCGGCAGACCTCAACGCCCGGTTTCAGGATGCGATCGGGGCGCAGGTGTGGGCCTGGCCGAACAAGACCGTGCGCTCCAACGGCAGGGAGGTGGGCTCCCCCCGGAACATCGTGGACAGCGGCCTGCTGCGGGCCTCCAACAAGCTGGAGATCAACGGCCTTACCGTCCGCTTCCGCTGGACCCAGGCCTATGCCACCGCCGTCCACGAAGGCGCCCGGCTGCAGAACGGCGGCCTCTATCCCGCCCGGCCCTGGACCAGCGCCGTGATCGGGACCACGCCGGTGCCTGGGATTCCGGTGTTCGATTACCGCAAGCGATTTCGGGAAACATGGCTTAACCACTTCCGGTCTCGCGCCTGATGCCCCGCCCCCTGCCGTTTGATGTCGCCCCCACCCAGGCGCATCACGAGATCGGCACTGCCGAAACCGGCATCCTGCGCTTCCGGGTGCGGCGTGGCATCTCTGTCGCCGAGCGGCTGGCGATTCGGGAGGTGGACGAGAGCGACGCGATCTTTCAGTCAGTGGCGGAGCTGTGCCTGCGCATCCACAGCGAAAGCAGCGGCCCTGATGCCCCCACAGGCGCCCTACAGGGGCTGCAGCTCCATGAGGTCTACCTGGCGGTCAACGGGGCTCTCAACCTGCTGGCGCAGTCCACTGAGCCGCCCCTGGGGCCTGCTGAAGCAGCCGTGGCCCTGGGCTACCGCGAGGACATGCAGCAGCTGAAGGCGGCACGGGAGGAGAACAGCGAGCGGATCATCATCCGCAAGGCCACGACCATGATCCAGAACCGCCTGCAGGGCTGCGCCGATTGGACCGATGAAGACACCGCCGCGATCGACAACGAGGGGATGATCATTGACATCGCCATGCTCTACGGCCGCGAGGCGGCGGGTAACAGCGGCGAGGAGGCGGCCAGCATCATGAGGCAAATGCAGGAGATCCAGGACGCCCTGGGAAAGTTGCAGCCGGAACCTGGAAGCCCGCCGCCGAACCCGACTGGGCAGACCTCTACTGGCGATGCCGTGCTGCCTACCCCGGCGATCCCGACTTCAGCCCCGAGCGCTTCGGGCAGCTCACCATCGGCTACATCTTCGAGGCGCTCGAAGCCGCCCGCCGCCACGAACGCCAGCGGCTCGCCAACGAGGAACTCCCGGTAGCGATCCAGACCGCGTTCATCGCCAACCGCGATCGCGATCGCAAGCGGCAGCCCCGGCCGTTTGAGCCCCGCGACTTCCAGGCCTTTGCCGCTGATCCGGAGACCGATCCGGAGCAGGCGGCCCCAGTGGCTGCCGGTGCGGCCCTGATGGAGCTGGTCCGCCGTGACCTGTTCCCCAGCTTCGCGCTGGGCCCCTGGTACGAGGGCCTCAAGGCTGCTGCCAAGGGTGCCGCCGTGCCGGAGCTGCTGGCCTGGATCGCTGAAGACGCGATCCTGCTGGCCCCGTTCCGCATCGATGCCACCACCTGGGGCGGGTATCTGATCGCCATGGATGAGGCCGCCGGTCAGCCCCGGCAGTTCACCGATCCGGATGGGCAGCCGCCCGTCTGGCTTGTCGTTCCGCCCGAGATCGGAGCAGAGGAACCAGTCGAGGCGGTGCCCCAGGCGCGTCTCCCCATTGCTGGATCTCGCGCTTGGCCCGGTTGACGATCCCCTCGGCCTGGGTGATCGAGGGGAAGTAGCCCAGGCTCAGCAGCACCCCACGGAACCAGACCCGTGCCTGCCAGGGCCGGGCCTTTGCCTGGGGACGGTGGGCCACACCAGCAGGGAGAACGTTGCGCACAGTGCCGCCAGACTGCAGCGGTTTTCCGGCTGGTTAAGAGCAGCGGGAAACCACGGGGCAGAGCGGTTCTCCCCCATGGCACGCGCCTACGGCTACAAGGTCTATCTGATCCCGATCAAGGAGCAGTACGTCGACATTGCCGACGTTTTGACCCACGAGGAAGCCGGCACCGGACTTGCGCCTGATGGCTTCATTGATCGCACCACCGTCGTCGGCAACAACGTCGAGGTGGAGGCGTTTGATCTGGGCCTGTCCACGTTCGGGATCAACGTCAACGGCACCCCCCTGGCGCTCAATGGCACCGACAACCCGATCCGCCTGCTGGGTCTTGAGTCGGGCCCCTACAGCAGCGACACCGACACCGAGAGCAGCCCCGAGTGGGACACTGAAACCCAGGGCTTCAGCACCCCGGAAGCAGTGAGCAAGTCGGCATCGATCGACTTCTCCGGCAAGGCCCGATTGGATGACGCGGCCTACAAGGTGCTGCGCCTGATCGAGAAGCACAGCGTCAGCCAGGGCCTGATGGCCAAGCTGGCCCGGATCGGCCCCCAGGGCTACGACGAGGTGACGTTCGGGTTCGGCCGGTTCATGGGCTACTCGGAGGAAAACGACGCCGGCAGCATCGTCAAGTGGTCCTCCACCTTTGAGTTCTACGGCCCCTCCGGCCTCACCTTTGCCCCGGCTCCGGACTGATCAGCGCAGGGCATCATCCGCAAACGGGGGGCCTTCGGGCTCCCTTTTTTGTTGCTGCTCGCGGCACAGCTCGGCGGCGATCTCATTCACGTAGCGAGGGGCGTCGTCGAGGTGCTGGCGCATCACCCAGGCCGTGGCGGCTTTCTGCGTGTACCAGCTCTCCAGGGTCAGCTTGCACAGGTTGCGCAGGGTCGGCACATCGTCCAGGTCATCCACTAGCCGGCTCATGCGCTCCAGCTCGAAGCGCTGCTGGAGCCCCAGCTGCAGGGGATCGGCCATGGGTGCCCGAAGCGGTTGAGGGCAGCTTTCCGGAAACCTGAACCGCAGGCAGGCCCCGGCGGGACATGAGCGAACCGACCACCGCACAGGGCATCTACGACCTACTGGAAGCCGATGCGGAGCTGCAGGGCTTGCTGGGCACCTACCTGTTCCAGGACGCCCCGGAGCCGGTGTCAGCGCTGGCGGTGCTGATGCCCGGCGAGGACATGCCCAACGGCACCAAGATCAGCGGAGTGGAGGTGGTGATCAGCCGCTTCAGCGGTGGCAGCAGCGCCCCGTTCCTCACCGGGGGCGAGATGCAGTCGGGGGAGTTCCGGCTCTATGCGACCCAGTGGAGCATCGAGGAGGGCAGCGAGGTGGGCCCGCAACTGGAGTCCGTGGTGCAGCGGATCGGCCAGCTGCTGCCGGGGGCGACGTGGCAACCGGTGCCGTTGCCGGATGGGATGGGCGGGCTGGCGCAGCAGGCAATCCGGTGGCTGCAGCCGGAAGCGCGGGTGCGATGGGAGGAAAGCTAAGGCACCAGGGGCATGAGGCGCGGTGGCTGAAGGGTTCGTCCTTGAGGGAACGTTTGACGATCGCGGCATCCTTGAGGGCCTCCGCAAGCTGCCCCAGGCCGCTGCTGCTGCTGGCGCCCAGGCCGGTGCCGCGTTTCAGAAGGGCATCACCGATGCCGGCAAGAGTTCCACCGCCACACTGATCGCAGAGCTGGACCGCCTGCAGCGACGGCAGTTGCGGATCAGTAGCGACAACACCGCCCTAGAGAAGACCAAGGCGCGAATCAAGGAGATCGAGACGCAGCTGTCGGCGGTGGGCCAGAAGCCCATCTCCCTGAAGGCCGACACCAAGACCCTCGACGGGCTGCGCAGCAAGCTGACGGACCTGCAGTCGGAGCTGGACAAGACCGCGATCGGCTCCAAGCGATTCCAGGAGCTGCAGCGCGACATCAAGGGGGTTGAAGGGCAGATCGATACGGCGACCGGCAAGATGAGCCTGCTGAGCAAGGCAGGGGCCGCTGTCGCGGGCTACCTGTCGGTGCAGGCCCTGTCCGGCTTTGTGCAATCGCTGGCCTCGGTGGCGATGGAGTCGGAATCGGCCGAGATCCGCCTCAAGGCCCTCACCGGACGCTTCGGGGAGACGGCGCAGGCGCAGGAGGTGGTGGCGGCTGCCGCCAAGACCCTGAACCTGAGCCAGACGGAAGCCAGCAACGGGTTCTCACAGCTCTACGCCGCACTCCGCCCCACCGGCGTGTCGCTGGCCAACATCGAGACCGTGTTCGTTGGGGTCACCGCTGCCGCCAAGAACACGGGCCTGAGCGCCGAGAGCGTGAACAACGCCCTGGTGCAGCTGACCCAGGGTCTGGCCTCTGGCGCCCTGCAGGGTGATGAGCTGCGGTCGGTGCTGGAGCAGCTGCCGCCGCTGTCGCAGGCGATTGCCTCCACGCTCGGGGTCTCGGTGGGGCAGCTCAAGAAGCTCGGATCCGAGGGCAAGATCACCACCGAAGTAATTGTGAAGGCTCTGGAGGCCCTGAAGAAGCAGGAGCTGGGGTCGCTCGACAAGACCTTGGAAAGTACGGCCGAAAAGACCAAGGCGCTGGGAAATGCCTGGCAGGCGTTTCAGGTGGATCTGGGCAAGAACCTGCTCGGGCTGGTGGCCGATGGCGCCGGATCCCTTGCCAAGGCTCTGGAGTTCGTCACCAACAACACCAAGACCCTGGTCAAGACACTTGGCGCCGTGGGTGCGTTCGTTGGAACGTTGGGAGCCCTGGCCAATGCCTCCTGGCTGCTAGCGCAGGCGCAGAGGGCTATTGCGGTGGGAGCTGCAGCCTGGCAAGCCCTTCTGAGCCCCGCCGGCATTGCCAAGGTCGGGATCGCGCTTGGCGTGGCGGCTGGCGCCGGATTTCTGCTGGACAAGGCCATGGGGTCTGCCGGTGCCAGTTCCGCAGAACTCGGCAAGCAGGCTCAGCAGCAAGCCTCCGCAGCCGTGGCTGGAGCTACCGCAACAGGTGAGGCGGTCAAGCAGCTGACTCAAGGCGAAAAGGATCGGCTGGCAGTGCAGGCTCAGCAGCTGCAGGCGTCCGTCGCAGGGTTGCAGCTGGAGCAGAGCGTCAGCGCCGCCCAGAAGGCCCGGTTGGAGAACTCCATCAGCCTGCTGGATGCGATTGTGGCCCGCCAGCAGGCGGTCACCAACCTGGAGCAGGCCGGCAATGATGTGCTGTTGGCCCGGAACAGCTACCTGCTGTCGCAGACCAAGAACGAAGCCGCCAAGGCGCAGCTGCTGAAGGAGCAGAAGGCGCTGGAAGCACAGGCACTGGCCGCCCAGATCACGGGGCTGGGGCAGAAGTTCGCGGCCGAACGGCAGAGCCTAGACCTGAAGCAGAAGATGGCCACGCTGGAACAGCAGATGGCCGAGAAGACAGC